TGCTTTAATGGGGTCCTTTGTCGGAGGCCCTCTGGCTGCGTCCCTAGGTAGTGCTATAACCAGCGCAACGCAAGGGGGAGATTTTGGAGATATACTGGAAGACGCAGTCAAGGCGTATGTGGGGTCTTCTTTACAAGGTGTTGATGGTTTAGGTTCCACGCTAGATGCTGCTAATATTGTTTCTTCTTTAAATCAACCCGCTGCCAGTGCTCCTCCTATTGACGAAGTATACAACCCCGACGTTGAGCAACAAGCTCCTGATATAGTCACTGACATTATTGGCCCTGGTGGCTTGTTTGACCTCAGTGTTCTTGATCGACCTGCTGCACCCAGCCCCACTGTTCCGGAGTTTGTAGAGCCAACCGAGACAACCACTACTGATGCTGTAGGCGGTGAACAGGCAGCCGCTGAGGCAGCAGCGCGTGAACAGGCAGCGCGTGAACAGGCAGCGCGTGAACAGGCAGCCGCCGAGGAAGCAGCACAGCAAGAAAGCGTGCAAGGGATTATTTTAGGCACTATTAACAATGAAGGTAATATGGTGCTTAACGATGGCCGCGTTGTTGCTGCTCCTCCGGGTAACTGGCAACCAGGTGACTTAGTACCCGAACACAGTGAGGACACTACCTCAGACATCCCTTTTGACCTTACTGGCTTAGAATCAGTATTTGACATTACTGATGATCTTGAAGACATTAGCGAAGCAACAGAGCAAACGCCTGTTGTTGATGACGTTGTAGTTGAACCTATAGTTGTTGAAGACGTAACAGCAGAAGTTTCTGATATTCTAGGAGATGAAGCCGGTACTGCTGTTGGTGCTATTATTGCTGATATTTTAGGCAACATACAAGGTGCTGATGGTACTGATGGTGCTGACGGCGCTGATGGTGCTGATGGTGCTGATGGCGCTGCTGGTGCTGATGGAGTTGATGGCGTTGATAGCGTTGACGGTCTTGACGGTCTCGACGGCATTGATGGAATTGATGGTCTCGACGGTCTCGACGGCATTGATGGAATTGACGGTCTTGATGGTCTCGACGGCATTGATGGAGTTGATGGCGTTGATGGCGAAAAGGGGGACAAAGGAGGCAAAGGGGACAAAGGAGGCAAAGGCGATACAGGCGCTACAGGGGCTGAAGGAAAGCAGGGCCTTAGAGGGCTTGCAGCAGCCATCAAGTTTGAACCGTTTATGGCTAACATTGATTACTTTGTTCCGTTACTCCAACGGTTAAACATTGAACCTAAAGACTTCGTAGCTGCACTCTTAGCCAACAAGGACAAATAATGACTTATATAGATATTATTAATGGAGTACTTAGGCGCTTACGCGAGTCGCCAGTGGACTCTCCTGCACAGACAACTTATTCCAGAATGGTCAGTGACTTCGTTAATGACGCTAAGAACATAGTACAGGTAGCGTGGGACTGGGAGGCTCTGCGTAAGGACGTTACTGTTACTACTGTTGCTGACACTAATACGTATACACTTGAAGACGTTGGTGCTGGCTACAAAATGCTTAGTGTTACTGATACTACTAATAAGCGGTATCTTACCTATCAACCTCAAACAGTTATTGAGAAACAACTACTCAACGACAGCAACGTATCTGGTGCCCCGATGTGGTATACCTTCAAAGGTGTTGACACTAATGGTGATCCTAAAGTAGTGTTGTTTCCTACACCTGATGCGTCAACAATTATTAACTTTCACGTTGTATCAAGACAAGGAGACCTCGTTGCTGGTACTGACACATTGCTAATACCTTCTATGCCTGTACTACACTACGCAGTGGCTCTCTTAGCACGTGAACGCGGTGAGACAGGCGGTACGTCAACACAGGAGTACTTTGAAGTGGCTACTCGATACCTCAGTGACGCAGTGGCAATGGATGCTGGGCAACACCCTGATGAACTTCAGTGGTATGTGCCATGAGTCAACCATTACAAACAATTAGCATTAGCGCACCAGGCTTTAAAGGGCTTAATAGCCAAGATAGTCCTATCAACAGTGATCCGTCATTTGCTGCTATAGCGGACAACGCTGTTATTGACTCATTAGGGCGTATAGGCGCTCGTAAGGGTTTTGACCTGTTGACTACTGACGCTACTCCATTAGGTTTTAGTGTTGGTATTGAAGCTGTTGAACAATTTACTGATAGCTTGGGCAATGAGCTTATATTTAGTGTCGGTAACAACAAGATATTTAGCGGTACTACAACGCTTGTGGATGAAACACCTGCACTATATACAATTACTGCTAACAACTGGAAAATGGCTAACTTTCGCGATGAGTTTTATTTTGTTCAAAGCGGACACGACCCGTTGTATTACTCTAACGTAGCAGGCGTTGTTAGATTATTAGACAATCATCCTAATAGTTCAGGAACAGTTCCGCTTGCTAATGAGGTATTAGTGGCTTATGGTCGTGTTTGGCTTGCAGACATTGACGGTGACAAATCAACATTATACTGGTCTGATACATTGGCTGGCCAAAAGTGGAGTGGAGGCACTAGCGGCTCGCTTGACCTCGGCACTGTCTGGCCTGATGGTGAAGATGAAATCACTGCATTAGCAGCGCATAACAACTTTCTTATTATCTTTGGTCGTCGCTCAATTGTTATATACTCTGGCGCTACGTCACCATCCACCATGGCTTTACACGACACTGTTGAAGGTGTTGGTTGTATCGCTAGAGACACTGTTGTTCCTCTTGGTAATGACTTGTTGTTTTTGTCATCTGCGGGCCTCAAGAGTTTTGGACGAGTAATACAAGAGAAGTCATTGCCGTTGAGTGATGTGTCTCGAAATGTTAGTGATGAAATGATGGAGCGTGTGCGCGTTGAGACAGGACGCATCAGTGGTTCTTATTGTCAACGTAATAGGTTTTACGTCTTAGCTTTTCCAAAGCAACACTTAGTGTATTGCTTTGACGTTAGAAACAAGCTAGAGGACGGTTCGTTTAGAACTACACGGTGGGTATCGTCGCCTTTTAATTACTTTCACGCTGCTGAGGACTGCACACTGTACGTTGGCGGCACTTCGGGTGTTGGAGTGTACAGCGGCTATAGTGACAACGGTGAATCTTATGTGATGCGCTATAGTAGTCATCCTCTTAACTTTGGTGAGGCACAGCGCACTAAGTTTCTCAAAAAGATTAGACCTATATTCATTGGAGGCGTTGGACTTAGCGCCACAATAAAGTGGAGTTATGGCTTTACGCAGAAGTTTGACACTGAGGTTATCTCACTATCACAAGGCACAGTGGCTGAGTACGGCATTTCTGAGTACGGCATTGCTGAGTACGCTGGCGGTATTGCTACAACTGAGAAAGCAGTGAACACAACAGGTCAAGGTGTTAACGTAACAGTAGCCCTTGAAATTATCATACTCAATGCGCCTTTTAGCATACAAGAAATGAACATTCAAGCACTCTTAGGAAGGATTATATAATGGCAGCTAGTATTTTTGATTTACTTGGTCTGGGCGCTGGTGGCTTGCTGACCAAAGAGGCTTATGATCGACTTGGTGACATAGGCGATAGAGCACCAGGACAGGCAGCCGCTATTGGTCGTCAAGCGTCACAGGCGTCACAGTTTCAGCCCTTTGGGGTTACCACTGGCTTTGGTGGTGTACAGACTGATGCCCGAGGTGGTTTCACTACTAATCTGACACCAGAGCAACAAGCACAACAGCAATTAGCCGCTGGCGGTGCTACGTCAATGTTCAACCAGGTACTGCAAGGCACAGGGCAACGTGAGCAGTCAGTGTTCGATCGTATACGCGCCATGCAGATGCCTGCTGAGGAACGCCAGCGGTTAGCCACAGAAGAACGTCTACTGGGACAAGGACGCTTAGGTTTGCGTACAGCTCAGTTTGGTGGAGCGCCAGAGCAGTTCGCTGACGCACAGGCACAAGCTGAAGCTCAGAACCAAGCAGCTTTGATGGCGATGCAGCAAGCACAGGCAGAGCAGATGCAACAAGGCCAGCTTGGTCAGCAGTTCTTCCAAAATCAATACGTCCCTGAAGCTAATCTGCTTAATGCTCTTGGTCTTGGTACTAATATTGCTGGCATTGCTGATGTTGGCCGTCGTCAGGGCGCTAATCTGTTAGGTGAGGCAGGCATGGCTGGCCTTAACGCACAGCTTGGTGCTGCTAGTGGACAAGCTAGCCTTATGGGACAGCTTGGTACTGGATTGATGAGCAACGCTATGGGGAGCATTGGTGGCGTTGGTGGGCTTGAC